TAATCTCGCCATACATCACAATTATCGTATTGCTATGTTTTCTCCTGAAAATCACCCATTAGAGATGCACGCTAAAAAGATTATTGAGAAGTATGCTGCAAAGCCGTTTTTTGGTAATAATCGTATGAAGCAAGAAGAAATGTATGATGCGTTAGATAGGATGAACAAGAACTTTTCATTTATTAAACCAATTGAAACTGAGTTCACGCCTATGCACATTATTAACGAGGCATTGCCGTGGTTAGACCAATCATTGACACAGCCAAGAGCATTGGTGATTGACCCTTGGAACGAGATGGATCATTACAGGCCAGCAGGACTAAGCGAAACGGAATACATTAGTCGCATCCTTACAGAATTGCGTAGAGCAGCTAGAGAATACAAATGTCATCTATTCTTGGTAGCGCATCCATCTAAAATGGCTAAAGACAAAGATGGCAATTATCCTGTGCCAAGACCTTACGATATTAGCGGCTCTGCTCATTGGTATAACAAAGCTGACAATTGTATTGCTATTTGGCGTGACGTAGCGAATAATCCGCAGGAAACACAAGTACATATACAGAAGGTGCGATTTAACAGCACAGGAAAGCCTGGCATGGCTGAGTTGCTATACGATTATAACAAGGCCACATACATACATGAGCAAGCACATTACAGGAGTTTGTGATGAAGTGGGTATTATTAGATGACAAAGGCCAACCTATCAGATATTTTGACCATCCTGCTGAAGGCACTATTGAAATTGTAGAGCCTAAATATGTTATAGATTGGGATAACTACGAGGAGTGTTTACTATGAACTTTGAAGACACAGAATTTTATAAGCAATTTGGTGATGCTGAGTGGAAAGTAACTACAATCGATGGTAAAATTTACAAAAGCAAAAAGTGGTTACTGCGTTACGAAGATGTGCTTTATAAGGAGATAACACCTCATGTCAATATTAAAATGCCCAACGTGCAATCAAACGCCAAGAAGAAGTCTGCCTCAAAATAACAGGCTTCATTTATTGTTTGATGCTATTTCAAGAAAAGTAGTAGCAGATGATGGATTATTGCATCACGCTTTATGGTGGAAAACCATGATGAAAGATAGATGGCTAGGTTATGACGAAATAGTTGCAAGTAATGGAAAAGTGATTTATAGTTTGCGTGGTACTGCCGATTTAACGATAGAAGAACTTAACAACTTCATGGAACGAGTAGAGCGATACGCTGCTGAACATGGAATTTATTTACAGGATTAAGTATGAAAAATTTTTTATGTTTAATATGTTTTAAATGGAAAAAAGTTTTTGATAAAAGAAAAAGTATTTGTTCTTGTCAAAATCCTAAATGGTATTAAAAATGATAGCTGTTTTATTTGCAAGAGATGATAGTCGTTATAAGGAGCTTGATGGCTATGACGTATATGACATACATCGTGATGCTAGGAACTACTGTAAAAGCTATCCTGTATTAGCGCATCCACCTTGTCGTGCTTGGGGTATGTTGTCGCACATGGCTAATCCAAGACCTGATGAAAAACAGCTTGCTTATTTTGCATTAGCTCAAGTAAGATTAAATGGTGGCGTATTAGAACATCCTGCTGGTTCAAGGTTGTGGAAAGAAGCATATTTGCCATTAGAAGGGGAGTTCCCAGATGAGTTTGGTGGATTTACAATAGAAGTAGACCAATACGATTTTGGCCATGTAGCACATAAGAAAACAAAACTTTACATTTGTGGAATTGCTATGAGAGAATTGCCACAGTTACCACCAAAAAACCTAGCAGCAACTGACAGGTCAATTTGTGGAAATGTAAAAGGCACTAAACGATGTACGCAGTATCAGCGAGAATATACGCCAGATGCTTTAATTGAATTTATCACGGAGATTTGCAGGAGAATATAATGAGAAAAGAAAACTCACACAACAAAAAAATTAAAGAAGTCCAAGCTTTTAACCATGCAATAGCTTTTCAGCATATTATTGATGGCCCTAAAAGCGTAGAAGAACTCGCCAAAGCTATGTTTATGACTGAGATATCAGCATGGGATTATCTTGTATGGCTTGAACGAAGCGGATTTGCAACTGTAACAAAAGCTAAAAGGATTCGATTGGTTAAAATTTATGCAGCAGCTAACATTGACAAATACAAATGGCCTAAATCTTACACACAGTCTAAAGACCCACAACGTGATTACTTTGACAAGGTAGTTTATCCCGATTTACATAAAGAGTTACGGGATGCAATCTTTGAAGGCCGTATTAGCGCAGACGTGGTTAAGGTTTACAATAGAGCAGCTACAAAGCGCTGGGCGTTAAACTATAAGCGTGATTATCATGGTGGCTTTCAATCTACAATGAATGGCGAGTATTTTGTCTAAAAAACAGGAAAAGGCTTACTATGCTAAATTGTCTGAACTTGGCTGTATTGTGTGTCACAATTTGGGTTATGGTTATTCTGAACCACACATTCATCACATACGTCATGGAGCAGGAATGGGGCAAAAAAGCCCTTGGCAGGATGCTATCCCTTTATGTCCTAACCATCATACTAACGGTGGCTACTCTATTGCGCTGCATGCTGGCATAAAGATATGGGAAAGCAATTTTGGTACAGAAGAAAGTTTGCGTGACCAAGTATGGAAGATGCTAAATGAAACCTGAACAAGAAATACAATATTGGAAAGAAAAGTATTTTCACCAGCAAGCACAGTTCTTATCATTGCGTGAGCTGTACAATAAAACTATTCGTGAGTATGACCAACCTGAAATTAAACTACTGAAAGCACAATTAGATGATAAAGCTCGACTTGCCTTGGCCTAGCTCCACAAACCACAGCCACCATTACGGCTTAGGTCGCAAATTCTTAAGCAAGTCTACTAAACTATTTCGTGAAAAGGTGCAGGAAATTGTAATAGACGCAAAGTGTGGCAAGATAGAGGGAAGGCTTGCTGTGTTTTACGCATTTTATCCACCAGACAAACGTAGGCGTGATATTGGCAATTACGAGAAGCAAGCTACAGATGCGTTAATGGAAGCAGGACTGTTTGATGACGATGAGCAGATAGATTTTATATGGCTAGTGCGTAGAGATGTAGTCAAGGGAGGCAAGTGCGTAGTAGTGTTGGTTGAGCATGAGAACGTAGGCGAAATACTTAATAACTATGAAGGGTATGTATGATTACTCAAAATGAATTAAAAGAAGTTTTACATTATGATTCTGAAACAGGATTATTTACTTGGAAAGTAACATTATCTAACGTAGCAAAAAAAGGCAAAATTTGTAATTGTTTAAATGTGCAAGGATACATTCAAATTAGAATTAATAAAAAATTATATTTAGGACATAGATTAGCGTGGCTTTATATGTATGGGTCGTTTCCAAGCAGAACAGACCACATTAATGGAATTAGAAATGATAATAGAGCCTCAAATTTAAGAGAAGTAACTAATTCTCAAAATATGTATAACACAGCATTACGAAAAGATAACACATCTGGAACAAAAGGCGTTTATTGGGTTGCTTCAAGAGGAAAGTATAAAGTTGAAATTATGTTTGATAAAATCAAAAAACATTTGGGATACTTTAAAGATTTAGAATTAGCGTGCTTGGTGGCTGATGAAGCACGAGCAAAGTATCATGGCGAATTTGTAAGGGGCTGTTAATGGATGCATCAAAAGTTACCTATTACTTAGACCTATGGCGTGATTACATGCAACAGGATAGCCATAAGCTAGGGTACAAATCAAAGTCTACAGGATTTAACACAGGCGGCATACATTCGTTTGAGGATATGGCTGACGAAGTAGACAACGATGCAGCTAGAGTAGTTGACCAGGTGATAGATGACCTGCCTACAATGCAGAAAAACGCTCTGTATGTTGTTTACTTATCGCAAAAGGCTACAATGGACACAAGAGTGCTAGAGTATTACTTTGACAGCGCCTTGATGATGCTACAACGTAAGTTAAAGGAAAAGAATTTATATTAGGTATTGACAAAACCTTAAATTTGTGGTATCATTAGCACAGTTGGACTTCGCACGTCTATATGATATGCAATCTAGCACTTAACTCATCTCCGTGGGTTTGGCACAGCTTAAAACCCTGTGCCTTTTTTTATTTATAGGATACGTATATGCCA